TATCTCAAGGGCGTTGCCCCGTTTGTTTTAAATAGAATTTCTTTTCCATCAATTGTTATTGTTTTTTCCATGTTATCAATTCCTTTTTTTAAACTATTGCGGGTAAATAAACCGTTGTATACCAAGCATCATAAACTATATCAGGCGTTGTTGGCGTTGTTGAACGCTTAACAACTCCATCTTCAGGGCGGGGCGCTGAAATTACTGTCAATTCTTGCGTTTGTGGCTCTGCTGATTCAGTTTTAGTTGCTGAAGTCAATGAAGGGCGGGTTACTGTGCAATAGTAAAGACAATGGCGAACCGCTTTAATATCGCCATCAAATTCAAATAAGAAAGCAACCTTTTTTGATTTTGTTTCAACTGATTCAGTTAAAACGTTATCAGTTCCTTCAAGTGTTTCGCCTAATACATCCGTTCTGAATTCTTGCGGAATATTGGCAACTGTTAAAGTTGTTTCATATCCTTGGTTTGTTGAAGTTGTGTAATATAAAATATCATCAGCATAAAAATCCGTTGTTTCTCCCCTTGGTTCTAAAGAGATTTCAACCGCTCCTTTTAATGATACGGGCGGGGCATATGTAATTGCTCCGTCTTCTGCTTCTGTAATAATTGAATAATGCGCATTTCGTAAACCAAAAACAACTTTGTTATCAGCCATTTAAAATAACCTCACTTCATATATTTTTTGAAATATTTGCTCTGAACTAATAAAAGTTTCAGTTGTATAAAAGGGCAATTCATTTTGATTTAAAATTTCTTCAACGATTGCTTCGGCTTCCAAATCTTTTCGTTTGGTATATAGTTCAATTTGCGCATTCTGAACTTGTTTATACACTTGATTATCAGCGTATAAATTTGATGAATAAGTTACCAAGTACGCAATAAAAGGCGGGCTTGGTAATGGTTCATTTTCAGATTCCACAAAATGCGAATAAGCAACGGGAAAGCCCGTTGCTTCAAGAATTAAATGAAGTTCTTGCAAGTTCATGTTTTTACCGCCTTTTCAACCCTCTTCAAAAATTCCTTAACCGCTGTTTCTTCATTGGGGCGAATATGAATTTTTGCATTCGTTCGCCCGCCATTTATTTTTACATGCCCATGTTCTAGTAAATGGGTTAGTTGATAATCTGTTTTATTGTGGATGATATTGCTTTTTTTAAACTTTTTAATTCTCCATCCTTTTTCATAATCGCCCGTTAATTCAGGGCTATCATTTTCTACATTCTTTTTAAAAACTTTTGAAACATCATCTTTTGCTTCAGTAATTTCATTCGATACATCATAAGCGTAAGCTTTTAACGCTTTTTGAATTTCGCCCGTAATACCTTGTATTTTAGTCACCTTGTTTTTCCTCGCAATACAATTCAATAAAGCCATCTTTACGGGCAAAAGTTTTATAAATGCTATACTTTTTACCTTGATATTCAAGATACTTTTCCTTCTCGTAAGTATCCCAATCTATAACAAGCATCATATCAGGCTTAAAACCCGCTGAACCCGCTGAATTAAATTCAGCCCTTGTTATTGAAAGCTTTGAACAAAAAACCATATAGCTTTTCTCTGCTAGGATTGCTTGCCCTAAATCATCTTTGCTTGAAAAAGTTTGAATCAAATTACAAACATCATCCAATGAAATATATTGCGGGTTGCCAATTGCTGATTTAAGAGATGCCATTTTGTTTTGCAATCCTCTCTTCAATGATTCTATTGCGCAACCTAGTTCGAATATTGTTAGCAAGTGGCAAATCTTCTTGCCGTTTGCGATAAACCCAAGCGCTATAATCACTTACTAACATTTGGTCACTTGCGTTATTTAAATCTAATTTGATTCCCCGCTTTTCAATTTCTCCAATTGTTCCTTTAACTAATTGAATGAAAAAGGCATCCCGCAAATTATGCTGAATGCCTAAATCAAGTTTCAAAAGGTTTATAATAGTATCCATTTATCAGCCCGCCTAATTTTTTTGCGTTTTCCCTTTGGCTTGCTTAGTTGCTTCTTGAGTTGCTTCTTCGTGGGGCTTCAATGGTGTAGCTTCATTAAACTTTTGCGCTTTTTCTTCTAGTTTAGAATTTACATTTCCTTTTGGTTGAATATTGTATCCTGATTGTTGGGCTTGTTGTTGCGCTTGTTGCTCTTCTTGTTGTACTTGTTGTTTAGCTTGCTCCATATGTTTTTCTAATTCTTTTTGCCCGCTTTGAACATCAGCTTGTTTAATTTTTTGAGATTGTTGCCCTTGCATTTGAGATTGTTGCATTCCTTGTTGTTGCATATTTTGAGCGAACCCGCCCGCCTTAACCGCTTCACTAGAATTATCATGAGCTTGGTTAATTCCTGTTTGTGTGTTTTGCTCATTAAATAATTCTTCAGCTTTAAGCGCTTCTTTCAAGGGAACCTCTTTTCCATTAATAACGGTTTTTGCTTCTGTATTTTGACGAATCTTTTGAAGCTCTTGTTGCTTTTGTTGTTCGCTCATTTGTTGATTTTGTTGTTGCATTCCTTGTAATGATTGCGCATCAATATTTACAACTTGATTATTGTTATTTTCATTTGTCATTTTAATTGCTCCTTCTAATTTTATTTTTCTTAGGGGCCGTTTTCAGACTATTCTAATAACGGCTGCCTAATTAATTAAACTGCGGGCGTGATTGTAATTAAAGCAAATGCTTCAGGCTTTGTTGGCTTTCCATCAAAGCGCCCTTTACCTCTAAACGCCATTTGGTCCTCAACAAATCGAACATGTTCAGAATTGTCAATAGAAATATTTTCACGTTCAACAAGCGTATATTGTTCAAATTCTCCATAAAGAACTTCATCAGTTGCCATTGCATTATTGAAAGTTACGGGAATTCCAAGAATATCAGGGCGGGTTAAGTTTGGAAGCATCCCAACATTTTCGCCATTGCCATTTACATTAATACTCATTTCAAGGAAATGAGCGTAATAAGTTGAACGCTTCATAACCGCTCTAATTTCGCCAACTGATTCAAGCCCCGTATCAATTAAACCAATAGGCTTTACAAATTCAGCAATTGGCGAACCTTCAACAACATCAACCCGATTTCCTACGGGAATAGAAGGTAGAATTCCAGTTGGTTGTTTTCCTACGGCTCCAGTTCCATTTAAAATAGCAATATCAAGCGCAAGGGCAATTGCTCTTGCAATTTTTTTTACAATATATTGGTCAAGGTTTATAACTGAATCCTGCAATAAATAATTATCCACGAACGTAACTTTACCCACTTTAAACCCATCGAAGTCTAAATAGGCAAGCGTTCCAACATCTGCAATTGGTAAAGATGCATTTTGTTCAACCCAAGTTGCGGGCGTTGTATCTGTATCAATAATAATCCTAGCCGTTCCTTTAACTTGGATTTTATCCACCAATGGGTAAAGGGTTGAATAATCGCCCAAAATATCCATGATACGATTTACAATTACTTCAGGAATTAATAATTCCCCGCCTGTTACAGCTCTTAGGTTCTTGAACTTCTCGTAAAATTCAACAACTTCTGAACGCTTATAATATTCGCCTGTTTTTAATAACTCCCTAACTTGTAAACGGTTCATAGGTTCAACTTCTCCTTTTGCTCTGGTCTTAGTTTCTTTATTAGTTTTTGCTGAACGTTCTTTTACTTCTTCAAGTTCAACTTCTAATTCTTCAATCTCTGATTCAATGGTTTTTTTCTCGGTTTCAATTTCAACCGTATCAGCTTCGATTTTATCAATTTCAACTTCTACCGTTTTAACATCTTCTTCAGTTTTAGCTTCTTCTAAAGCTTCCTTTAACTCATCGCTTCTTTTAACTAAAGCTTCAGCCTTCGCTTCGACTTTTTTTAATTCTTCTCTTTTTAACTCAATCGACTTTGCTAACTTTAATTGCTTTAACATTTTTTAAAGCCCTCCAATCTTTTTTGCAAATCATTTTTCTTTTGCTCAAGCTTACGCTCTTCAAGTTGTTCAACTTGTTTGGCTCTTGCCTGAACGCTTGTATTTTCATAGGCGGGAAAAGTTACAACGCTAACTTCATGCAAATCAGCTTCATTGATTCGCCATCTATAACCGCCTGAAGCCAATTCTTCTAAATCTTCATTTTCAATATTAAAACCAAAAGAACATTGGTCTACATCGCCCCGTTTTACTAGTTCATATAAATCTTGAGCGTATTGGGTTTTTGGTAATCGAATAGAAGCATAAAGCCCTTTATCATCTGTTTTTAATTCTAAAGAACCGCTCTTATTTCGCCCTAAAACATATTGAGTATTATGATTCCATAAAGCTCGAATATCATTATTCAAAGTATTGTCAAAAGCGCCCCTTGATATAATTTCATGAACGCCTTCAAATAATTCAGTTTCATTTTCAAATAATACAAAATAACCTTCAATTATCATTTCATCAGGCTTTTCTTCTTGCCTAGTGACATTGAAAGTTGTCTTAAAATCTCTTTTATTCATTTGTCCCGTTCTCACTAGCTTTTTCACCTCCTTTTAATTTCTTTTGATTGCCAACTTCAGCAACAGGAATATAATTTTCTAAAACAACATATTCGTTTAGACCATCAACGGGGCTATAATCAAATGCATTTCTTCCTTCATTTCTGTTAAGCATCCCGCCCGCAACCATTTCTTTTACATGGGTTGTTAATTCGCCTAAATCATATTGCATTAAACTTTTGAAATTAAATTTAAAATACCAATCAGGCGAATAGACTAGTTTTTTTGTCATTTCTTGCTCGATACTTTTGGCAATTGGCATGATAACCGCATTAATAAAATTGTTATATTCATCTTTGTTAAAATTCCCAACCCCAACCATAAAAGGGGGAATTCCAAAAGCTGAAGCAACCGCTCTTTTATCAAGGGTTATTGATTCTTGAATAGCCAAATCTTGAAGCGATAAAGGGCGAACTTCTTTAACATCAATTTCGCTTGCGGGTACTATCCAAGGTTCCCCGTTTTCAGTATCGCCAACATAAGAATTTAAAATCTTTTGGCGCTCTTCTTGTATTTGCATTCCTTCCGCATCAGATTCAACTTTAATGATTAGGGAAGGGCGCCATTTGCTTTGCAAAAATCCTGTTTTTGTTGTATTGGCTTGAACTAAATTTGCAATGGTGTCTTTTACAATTGGAATAAATCCTTGCCCCTTGAATGGAAGCAAATCATCAGGAATTAAAACAAAATGTAATACTTCGCTTGGGTCAAATAGCTGAAGCTTATATTGAATGGAATAGCTTTCATTATCGCCATTAAAAATAATCTTGTTTATATCCCAAATACTTAGATTATCAAGTAGCCCATTTTCAACGCTTGGATAAACAACGCTATTTCCATGGGTTAGCATATCCGCAACAACTTTATAAATGAAGTTTTTTCTTATCATGTAATTGTTGGGGTAAACATCAACTTTTTTTGCTAGTTCGTTTTTAAGTCGAATATCTCCATCTAGCGAATTCATCATTAACATGATTGTCATTGATGAAACTAAATCAGCTATTTTGTGAATACATTTTTTAACTTCTTCATTTTTGGTTATTGGCATATAACCGCTTGGTAGTAAAATGTTTTGAGCTTCTTCACCCTGAAGCCATAAAGCAACGGGAGAAGTTGAACGTTTTTTATCTTTACTAATCTGAAGACTTCCTTTTATATTTCTTTCAAAAAGCTTAAACAAAATTTCACCTCCTAAAACCAAGTATTAATTTTTTTGTTCTTATCCCTTGCTATAATTGCTTGCTTAACCGCAACAACCGTTGCATCAAATAAATCAATTCTAAAATTTTCAGCAACTTTTTCAAATCGAACCCGCTCTTCTGCATCTTCATTTGCTTTAACGTTGCTTATGCAATATTCAAATGCTTTATTGGCTAGGAAAGTAAATTGCTTTGCTTTTATTTTGCGCTCTATTTCCCTGAAGGCTTCGCTCTTTTTCCAGAATTGTTGCCCCGCTTCTTCCATCTTGAAGCGTTGCTTTTCCATGCTTCTTACAAAATCCCTTGAATTATATTTATCGAAGGCAACGGCTTTAATTTTGAAGCCCATTTCCCGCATGTTCTTAAACCATTTAACAACTTCTTCATAATCAACAAGTTCTGAATTCGTCATTGTCAACCATTTCTTTTCTTCCCACCAAAAGAAGGGAATATTATCTTCATCAGCTTTTGCTTTTGCTTGGGTAATAGGTATGAATCCATGAGTTATAGTAATATCAATATCTTCATACCGCCCATAAATACAAGCGCCTGTTAAGTCAAACATCTTGGATAAATCAGCTCCGCCAAACCATTGAACATTGGGAAGCTTTGCCAATGTTTCAAGGGGAATAGGTTTATCTTTTAAGTTTAATTTCTCCTGAAGTTCTTTATAGGCTTGCTCATCAGAATATTGAACTTCG